AATGTCGTTGATATTTGAGTGTTTTCTGATATCTTCCAGTCTAGCACTCCCATTAAGTTTTCTACCTTTTGATCAACAATACCTGTTTCCATTGACGCTTGATCAAATGGCAGTTCTTTGAACCATGGCGGAATACGTCCTTCATCTGTTGGATAGCCAATTGACGTATATCCTAACGGATTATCTTTCAGCTTACATACAATAGTTTTCATACCATCAACTATGCTCATTGAATAGTTGTCGTTCATCATACGCTTAAGATTATTCCAATTCATTGCGGCTCTAACGTGACCGGGCATATTAGCTCTGCCTTCACGTTCTTCTGCCTTGGTGTACTTTGTTAAATTGTTTACACGTTTAGGAGTACCTTTTTCCCAAGCAGGTTTTTCTGCAAATTCAAGTTTAAATTTTCTAATCATTGCAATGATTTCATCACGCTGACCACCAGTTAGCGTACTTAATAATATATCACTCAAGAAGTTTTGTATTACTGGCGGAGTGTCTGACCGTTTAAGATCTAATCCCATTGCTTTAACTTTACCTGGTGTTCCGTGTGTATCTAATCGTTTCCCTTCAAGATCATATATAAGCACAGCATATCTTTTCTTCTTGATAAACAATCCTTTTGATGCTACAATTTCTCTACCACCACGTATTAGTTCGCCCTGCTGTCTATTGACGTGAAATGCTTTCTCACAAAATGCTGGAAAACTTTCATTAACTTGATCAGATATATTGTCATATAGACTAACAGCCAGATCCTTATTCCATTCCATTTTCTTGGCTTCAACATCATCTTTAATAGCTGGCCATACACTAAAGTAACAACTATCTGTATCACCATATATTATTGCATCACCAGTATGATCATATTCACCTGTAATACATTCATTAATATACGCATCCATATGTTTAGCAATAACACGACCAGTTAGTGTAGTCGACTGACCAATCCTGTGATCAAAGAATCTACAGCCAGGATTTAATAATGCACCATACAATGAATTTAAGTTAATCTTTTTAACTAGCTGGCGTTTATCCCAGAATACTATCTGTTCTTTGTCGTCTGCCTGTATTGCTTCGCGATGTTTCTTTTGCATTACCTTACGTTCTGCATACCAACTCTCTAATAGCCCTGGGATAATACCTCTAGTTTCATTATTAAAAATAGTACCATTGGCACTTAAGATCCAAGGCTTGTTACTGTCAAATATTAATCTCCAAACATCTGCGGCACTTAATACATCACTGGTTCCGTTTTCCCAGTCAATAGTTATTTCAGTACCTACTTCAGTATTCATTACTGCAGAGTATTCTAACGATCCAAACATTCCCTCCCAGCTATCAGCAAACGATTTCTTTTTAGCAACCTGTTCGCTTATATAGTGATCGGTCATTGTAGGACGTAGTTGTCCTACGATAGTTTCTGGACCCATATTCAATGCACGAATAGCACTTGGGTATAGTGAATTAATATCAATCGATCCTACAAAGTCGTGCATACCTTTCTTAGGATGAGCAACATACGCACCTGCGGCCGCTGTATTAACGTGACCATCTCTACCTACTCTATTCGGAACTACAAACCCTAATTTATGTGCTTCGTTAATAATTGCCTGTTCAGTAACAGCAACAGCACCCATTGTTGTTTGTAGTAGCACTGTATTATCGTGTGCTAGTTCGTTAGCTAGATCTAAGAATCTTAATTTTTTATCAAGTTTATCAAGAAGTGCAGTATCCTGTCTATTATATTCAATAAACTTTTCAAAGTCTTTGTTATACAGTTGATCCAAAGTTCCTTCGTATTCAGTTTTAAGTTCGTCAAGTTCGTATTCACAAATAGCGTTCAATGAATATGAATGTCTTTCTTCATATGTGTACTTTCTGTACAGTTGCATATAATCCATATGCACACGACCAATTAGATCAAAGGTCATATTGCTAGCACCAAAGCGTTCAAACTCTCTCTGCTTAGGAAATTGATTCCATAAACAGAAACGTCTAGTATCATCCTTACTTAATACACGATTAGTACGTTGCACCATATATGGAATATCGAATCCTTCTGAATTCCAACCTGATAGTATGTCAGCATCTTCAATTATATCTAAGAAAGTTTTTATAAGATCTTCTTCACGTTCCATTAAGAAACAGTTATCATATTTCTTACATATCTCTTCAGCAGTTTCCCAACTCATTGACTTAGGTGGAACCACCATGGTAACTAATTTCTCCATCCAATCTAGATATACACTAACTGCTGTAATTGGATTAAATGGATCTTCTGGTTTACTAAATCCTCTGTCAGCGTCAAAGTCGACTTCAATATCAAAAAATGCTGTATGTAGCTTAGGTGCATTCTTACCGAGATAATTATCTGACAGACAACGGAACACAGGATTGATATCACTTTCCCATATTTTTTTGCCAGACCCTGAATTAATTTTTACTTCTTTGTGAAATTCTTTACCTATATGTGTGCTGAACCTAGACACTGGCGTGCCATATATAGTTTTGTGTTTACCTTTTGGATCATCGTGATAGAAAGTATAATTAGCAGGATATTCTGTATATTCCCTTACTCCGTTATTCCTTTCAACAATGTATATTCGATCTTTCTGTCGATCAAACAATGCGTCTATGTAACTCATTTATTCTCCATTTATGGCTGGATGGCCTTGTGTCTTGCACATAAGGTGTGCGAACCTATAATTATATTATACACTTCTTTACATTCTTTGTCTACCACCAATAACTTGCTCTTCCAAATCCGTATATGTTAGTTACAGCAAAGTATGTTGTTAGTATCATTGGAATTGCAATACCTCGTCTCATATAAGCAACAATAGCACTTACAGATCCAACAAAGAACCCAGGATATACAATTAGCATATTAGGATTGGCCGCATTGATAGCTAGTACTAAACTTGCCGCTACCGTAAAGACAAAACTAAGCACTTCAAAATAAAATGCTATAGGATCAGCTCGATAACTTTTTATGAAAAATTGCTTTGTGTTAGCAATCAAATAGTCCGCCCAACAGTTTCTAATATATCTGTTAGATCTTCATGGTCTGCTTTAGTATCTGTAAATCTTGATTTTTGGGCAATCTTAATTGCTTTTTTAAGTATACTTGGTTTAATTTCCATTTCTTCTGCTACTGCTTTAACAGTGTCATTAAGGCCACTTGATAAATCTTCAACTTCTTGTAATACTGCTATACCTTCGTTAACTAGCTGTATTAGTTTAGCTTTTTGATCACTTGAATACATTCTTGACATCATTCTTCTCCATTGATTGATAAACATTATTATACATTAATAATTATGCGTTGTCAACACCTACCTTAATTTATTCTACACCTACGTAAGATTTTGGTTGCTGTGCTGAATTCCATTGCTAGATCATCATATAGCATATCCGGCGGATTTTTTATAAATGCTCTCGTAGTGTATGCAGTTTGCCCCATTTCCTGATAGTAAGTTTCAGTGGGCCATCGAGCTTTCCCCCATTCCATACTATGAACTAATAAGCATTCATTGCCTACTTCTTCTAGTAATGGTATACGCTTTGTGACTGGTTCGGATGTTGATTCTAGCAGTTTAATGCAGACTGGCTCAGTATTGATAAATGGCTTGTCCATATAATTTGCATACAGATGGACTAGATATGCTTCTACTTGATGATCGATATTAATAGTTAATTCGTCCATTGCTCTATGAACGATATCGTACGACTCTTTAACGTATATTTCCCATGGGCTCATACGCATCCTTTATATTTAAATTTAGAATAATAGTCCTAACGCAACTCCACATACAAATCCTACAATAAATGTAGCTATTATATCGAAGTCAAACCAAATTTTGAATTTTACCACTTACGGCAAGACCAATATCTTGCTTTAGTTTTTGGTCCTGGGTTATCACAATTATGTCTAGCACGGAAACTCTTACGTGCTTTAGGATTATTTTTCCTAATACGCATTGTTTTTCCTTTGACACTTGATCCACCATGGCCAAAGTTAACTTTTTTAACGTTTCCTGTTTTAGGATCTTTTACGTAGACTTTAAACTTTTTAACATCACCTTGCATTGGTTTGTTTAGTTTAACTTTACGTCCTTGGTATTCTGCTTCTTCAAGAGTTTCTTCCATTATACCGTATGCTTCGTGAAAGTCATCATCGTCATCATATGTTTCTTCCATTGAACAACTATCTTCTTCCATCTTGACGCAGTTATCTACAGTCTTGCCACCCTTCTTTTTGGTGCCCATACGTTTATAACCATCCCAGCATACTTTGCCGTCAACACCTTTTTGTTTTTCTTCTAATAGATTTTCAATTTCACTAATTTTCATACCTAAGTTACCTTTTGTTCGTTCATATTAGCACGCTTACCCCAGTCTAAACTGATGGCATCGTCCGTAATAGGACCACCTGCGGCCCAAGTTTCACAAGTACGTGCTGAATGGCATTTGAAATGGTGCATCCAACAGTAACCTAATTTACCATAGTCATCTGATGTTTTTCCTGGCATACATTCTTCCATTCTCGGTGATACATCAAATGCTACACAGTTACCACATAGACTTTCTTTTGCAGATTCTTCTGTAGTGTCCCACAGCTTGGCCGCCTTTTTCCAATAGTCAGCTGGATTTTTAAAATTTAACGGTCCATACATATAATTCTTAATAGTTGAATTTCTGTTGGACGTGTTAATAGCTATGTCCTGTGTTGCTGGCGGACATTTTGCTACTCCGAGCTCTCCGGGTACTTTTTTATCTGTTGCTTTCAGTTCAGTTAACTCTCTATATCGCATAACTATGTTTACCTTTATATAATAACTATAACTATTACTATTTATTTAATTGATAATCGGTAACGTTAGTACTTCTCCGTCATCACTCCTGTATTTTTCTTCATACAGTATATATTCTTTAATTTCAGGTTCTTCTGGTACTGCAAATACTTCTACTTCGGGAGTCTGTTCCACTGGTGTTCTGTCATTTAATAAATCATTTATCTTCAGACCTACTAACGTACACCCTTGTGTGTATAAAAATGCTACTACTATAATTGCGTAGAGTACTACTCCGTATATTTTGTCTATGTTTGTAAATTTCATTAATCACTTCCTCCTACCTCGTCTCATATTAAGTTGCCATTGCGCCATACGTCTACGTTCACCTGTAGATGATTTTGCAATTTTTTCCAATTGAGCTAGTGTGGCATTCTTCGGAATACCCACTCTTTTAGATAGACCTTTGCGTCCTGGCTTCTTACCATCTGCAAAGTTTTCTGGTATAAATGTATTTTTGAAAGCTAGGCATAGCTCACGTATTTGAATATTGTTTGTTTCTTGCAAACTAAACAATCGTTGATCGTGTCCTTTTTTGCCTTGACTTGGATCATGATATCCACAATATACTTGACGTATCTGCGGATATTCATTAATCATATTAGTACAACTACCACCAGAACGTTCTGGCATAACTGGATTATTACAAGGACTTAGTGTAGTTATTAGTATACTACCTTCTGGCAGATTACCGTACTCTTGCTCATAGTTATATATTGCGGCACGCTCACCGTGTATACGTCGGCCTTCACTGTCTGGACCATTAATACCCATTACTAATCTGTCTTTACCTTCGTGATTGTGTGTTAGTATTGCTGACGCAACAATGCCAAAGAAGTCTGGGGCGATTCGTTGTCCGTCAACTACTAGTTTGCAAAGATTGAATAAGATACGATCTAGCTTATCAAGATTTTTAATTTCAAAATCTTCTGCTCTCATGGTAATTGAACCGGTTTTGCTGAAAGTATTCCTGGATAGTCGTGTGCTAGTTTACGCATAAGTACACCAGCTTCTGCGTTAGCTTCATTTTCGGGATCACTACCATCTTTCCAATCGCCTGGTTTAAGTTCGTTATTTTCACCTTGTTTAAAATGCACAAGTTCATGAGCTAAAGTTCTTATAATATCTGCAGGTTGGCGATTATTAATGACTAATGTTATTTTTTTATCTATATCATCATACCCACCAAAACTAGCTACGTGTATCATATTAACATCTTTCTTGATATGTATCTTTGGTAGTCGTGTTAATCCTAATTCTTTTATAGCAATAGGTAAGAACGCCTCAAAACAATCTATTAGATTGTAATCCTTGGTTTCTTGTTCAAATAAGTTTATAGTAAGCATAATGTATTTATTTTGTACCTATCATTAAGAATCTATTATATGGTTTTCCTTGCATATCAACTAGTTCACGTTCTTCTACAACATACTGCTCCGAAACTGGATATGCGTTAGCAAAACTTGTTAGTTCTTGGTTAACGTTTTCCTTATTATCCCACTGTTGATCTCGACCTTCTAGTGCTACTGTACTGCCTTGTGGTATGTTATCGAACCAACCTTGATTGTCCATATCATTTGTACTGGTGTTAATTACCAGTATATTATCTCCCTGGTAGTCAGTAGTGTTACCGTCCTGTGTAACTGGTACAATCTTGTCAGTTAACCCTATTTTATGGACCATATTCTTCACATAATCGGTATTTTTAGGGTCAATATCAACGAAAAAAGCACGCTCAAAGGATATATGTTTATATAACAAATACGGAGCCATACTGCCATACCAACTGCCTAACACATACACTGTATCAAATTTGTCATTGCCTAGTCTTTTTAATTCTGTTAGTAACCATAGCTTTCCTATATTAAGATCTTTGCTACGACTACCTTGCGGAGTGTCTGGACTACCTTCGAAGATATTAATTAATCTCATTATCTATATCCGACCTTACTGGCTTTCTTTGCTTTCATTTTTTTTGGTTTACGCCACTTGTTCAGTCTAGCTACAGTCTTACTAGCTTTCGAACGCTTCTTGGTTAGCTTAGACCAAAGGCTTTGTGCTACTGATGTTTTTGCTCGAGTACGTTTCATCTTCTGACGTCTACCAATATCAATAGCTTTACTACAGTCAGCGGCACTAGGAACAGTCCTGCCTTTTCTTACACCTGTTTCACATCGCCACCACATTTGTACTACACCAGTTTTTGGATTTCTACGCATTACTGCTCTATGCTCTTCTAAAGTATTACCTTGCTCGTCACGTGGCGGAACATACTCTACAGTGATTTTACCGTCTTTAAGTGTCACTTGTATACGTCTGTATATTGTAACTGGTAATCCATCTTGTCTATCTATTGCGTTTTCTACACTAATACTAAACACATTTTCTAAATCGCCTATGTATTGATAGCGTCCGTCATCTTCCTCAATTTGTTTGGCTATTTCACGCACTTCATCTACAGTTATATCAAGGGCACTGTAAACATTACCGTAATACGCACTAGCAGAATCATTGTAATCTGTGTATGCAGGATAATCATCTTTATACTCACCTTCTTCATCAACATA